CACCGAAGCGTACGATTGGTACGTGAGGATGCTGAGCAACGCAATTGACGAAGAGATGCGACGCTTATCAAAAAAATTGGAGGATTAGCTCAGCTGGGAGAGCGTCTGCCTGACTTGCAGAAGGTCGGCGGTTCGAGCCCGTCATCCTTCACCATAATTAAATAAACCATTTGTAAAATAAGCGCTAAAGGTCGAGGCAGTAAGAAGTGAGAAAGCGGAGTGTACATAGAGTACATGAGCATTTCGAACGACGAAGCTAACGATGAGATTTGAAGCATATTTTTCAAAGAATTACGTCCTGTTAGCTCAGTTGGTAGAGCAGGAGGAACAACGATAGTTGTAACGATTGAGGTGAAGTGTTCACGCTGAGCCGAATCATTGCGAAGCAATTGGTCAGGAACTGGCCGTCAGATGCTTTCTTAATAGGCATCAGAAATTAATATAGTAAATTTAATCTCTTTTATTTGTCCTGTTAGCTCAGTTGGTAGAGCATCTGACTTTTAATCAGAGGGTCAGAGGTTCGAATCCTCTACAGGACACCAGATATGCGAGTGTGGCGGAATTGGCAGACGCGCTAGATTTAGGCTCTAGTACTTCGGTGTGCAGGTTCAACTCCTGTCACTCGCACCACTTTTAAATATAACGGCTCGTATGGAGCCACGAAACCTCGATGCCAACGAGGTTTTTTTTGTTTTGGGAAGCTGCTGCAACATTTGTAATTATGTTATCCCTTAACCCCTCTTGTATCGTCATTTTGCCAAAAAGGTGCATTTGACGATACAGGTAGACAACTGCTGGGACGTAAAATGGCATTTTAGGGACGAATTTTGAATTGAATTAATATTTTAAGACGATATCTAGCCTTGAAACTCATTTTTCAGCTCCTTTTGTATCGTCATTTTGCTAAAAATACACATTTGACGATACAATCACCTATTTTTCTGCCGAAATCTATGATATTATGAGTAAAACATCTCAATTGGAGGGGTCGACCATGAAAAACTTAAAAATAGCATTAAATAATATTTCAAAAGAACTGGATAGCATCAACGAAGAACTCCAAACTTTGCCAGAAGGGCACCTAGCACGACAAAGAGCAACTTCTTATTTTCATGTCATTAAGAAAGTTCACATCGGCATCACTAAAAACATCCCACTCATCCAACAGCTTTGTCGCAAAAGATACCTCCTCATACGTAAGGTTCAGCTCGAACACAATCTAACCGCAACTACATCTGACCAACTCGACAACCGAACACCTGAGGAACTCATCGCCTCCCTTCCAAAAGCCTATCAAACCGTGCCCATCCACTACTTCTATCATCCGCAGGTTGATAAGTGGCAAGGTAGACAACGGGATACTGACCTCTACCGAGAAACGGCTATTTACACCTATAACGGCATCAACTTTAGGTCCATGTCTGAACGCATCATCGCCGAACAACTGGATAAATATGGTCTCCTCTATCGATACGAGCCAACCTTCAATCTCATCCAACAGCAGGTATCCCCTGACTTCCTCGTCAAAAACCCGTTCACCAACAAAACCATCATTTGGGAACATTTCGGTGCCTTCAATCAAACAAAATACGCCGATGATATGAACGATAAAATGGATGCTTACCTGAATCAAGGCTTCGATCCTGCGGTTGATCTGATCACCACCTACCAATACCACATCCGGCAGCCAGAGCGCATTCAAAAACTCATCGAAGAAATGATGTTTTAAAATGAGCTGTTTTTGGATCAGAATTTGCTAAATACCGGAGGCTACTGAAAAAGTCCAAAATATGCAAAAATCATGAAAAAGCGAAATGCTATAAACATTGATATTAAAGTATTACTAAAATTTTCACTAGCTTATTTTGGCTATAAAAGAGACTTTTTCAGTGGCTTCAAATACCGACCTTTACTGATACGACCCAACAATAATTGACAAAAGATGATTCCACTTGTATCAGGATTTAATAAAAATCGACTTTTACTGATACATCACGGAACACACTAGGACGGAAAATGCCTTTTTAGGGACGTATTCTATCTAAAATCCATATTTAAAACCACTAAATAGTAAAAAATGGCATTTTTAAGTCTCTTTTGTATCGGGATTTGGTTAAAATTGGCATTTACCGATACAATCAACCGTCGCTGGTTTAAAACCTTCTTTTGGGTTGACCACCCCGAATGAGGCTAGTTATGTTTGTTAGAAAATTTTCAGCCATCGTATCGAGTGACAAAAAAGGTAGATAGCAGATTTCAGTTTCACCTGAGTCTATTATCTACCTTTTGTTATTTACTGCGTAGGATTTAAAATTATCTTCATGCGTGTAGAATATTCGATCACACGGGTTAAATAGTTCCTCTAATTTCTTCTCAAGGTCTTTTTCATCCTCGGCTTCATACTTGTAAAGTTCTTCGTTAATGAGTACGAAATAAGTTTGCATGGTAAAAACTCCTTCTTTGGTTGGTCTGTTAACCATTATATCGGTTCTCTTTCTTCATATCAATTAATAAGAGATCTAACATATAGGCCTGCTATCAGGATCGCCAAAATAATGGTAACCTTCTTGACGATCGGCCAGCTCTTAGCTTTCCATGCTTCTTCTGCTAACCGCTTGTTCTCCAGCACAGCCAACCTTTCCTCACGTCTTCGGTCTTCTTCTAGTTGCTCCTTCTTCTCTTTTTCCCGCTTCTTACGCTCTTCCTCAGCTTTCTTCCTTGCTATCCGATCTTTAATCGCTTGGTTATACCCCTCTAATCTCTTCTTCAACACAGGATCTGCAAAGCGGATGGCTTTCTCAAAGTTCACATAGTCATCTAGGGGTTTAAAATGGTGTACCAAGCTTTCTTCTTTTTTTAACGTTAGTTCCGTTAACAGCTTCCCCACATAAATCATAGCATGTTCTGGATCAATGTTAGCTGCGTGATCAAAAGACTCCAATGCTTTATCCCATTCGGAAAATTCAAGGGATAAAAATCCGCGCTTCACTAAGGACTCTAAACTAATCGATTCTCCGCTTCCAGCAGCCTTTTTTACCACCACTTCCGCTCGACAGTACATACAAAAAATTTTTTCCGTTTCTGTTTCAACGTGCAAACGTCCTTTACATTTCGGACATTCAATCGTTATAATTTCCATCTCAAACACGCACCTTTACACCAATGCTTTTATCTGTATTATAGCGACTCTGCTGACAATATGCTAGATATTTCGACGTTTTTTTTAAATTGTGCTTCCCTTTTTAGGCGCCCTTGGATATACTATCGTAGAGAAGGGGTTAGGAAAGGAGTTTTATAATGAAAAGGTTTAAGTTTATGAGCGTTGTCGCACCTATTTTGGCGGTTGTTTTATTAGTAGGGTGCGGCGGTGACGAGCGTGCACCATACATTGAAGCACTTGAAGAAGCAGATCAGACAACGATTGCTGGTCTAGGTTACTGGCTTGTTGAGCATAGTGAACGTATTGAAGAATTGTTTGAAATTGATGAAGTTCACGTTGATCTTGACGGGGAAGAGTTAGAGTGGTCGCAAGTGCGTGATTTTAACGATGAATTCCTTGATCATTGGTCATTTGAAGCAGATGGCGAAGACATTACCATCACCTTCGTATGGGATTACGAAGCAGCAACAGCCAGGAGCCCATTGTTTTATGAGCATCTTGACTGGGCCATCGATCGACTTGACTTAGCAATAGAAAACTTTACTCCTCACTTTGATTCCGTTCTGATGTCTCATGGTTTATTTGATGTCTTAGCAACAAGTATCTCTGACAGCCTCGGGCATATCACTGATGATGAAATCTTTTTCCCAATGACAGAGCTCTCTCTTCACCTAGGATCTATCCTTGAAATCTTAGACGGTGAATCTGATATTGCGGTTCTGGAAGTGACAGAAGAGGCTTTCGCTCCACGTTTCGAAGAAATGCGTGAGGAGTTAGAAGCACTTAGATAACCCCGTTGAAATCGTGAAAATAGAAAAAAGGCAGAGGCAACCACCATAACAATGGTGTTGTTTCTACCTTTTTTTATTACTTAATCGTACGTTTTAAAGCTGGTACATACGTCGTACATCCCTGATGCGGAAAGTCCCACCAGCAATCCTTGTTGAATACTTTCTAAGATACCGAGATTATTAAAATACAAAAGGGATAAGCCCGTTCCAAGTAATACGTTGAAAATTGGAATCACCCGAGGGTTGAGCCCCGTTTTTTTGAAAAGTTGAGAAATCGCCATGACTATCCCAACCATCATGCTAAAGTCGACCATTAAACGCACCTCCTCTTGTTAAGATATCTTTAATCTCCGACACATCGCCTGATAAACTACTGAACGATTTCGCCTGCTGAGAGATGATCTCCTGGTTCTTAGCAATGGTTTTCTGATACATGTCCTCCCGCAGTTCGTTTCGCTTGTTAGTTGTATGAAGTAGCCAGACGAAGAGTAGGGCGAAGAGTCCGTAGGGGATGGTTAGTTCAATTAGTTGTTCAAACATTTTTTACCTCCTCACTATGCCCGTTGCCCAATCGCAAGCCAACTTACTTGTTGAGCGGCTGTCGTTCCATTGATTGCGATGTTCGCTCCATCAAGACCAAGGCTAGTAACTCTCACTGCTGTTAAGGAAGTAGAACCACTAAACGGTGTCGTAAACACTTGTACATGACCCATAAAACGAACAGGAAAATCGATACGTGTCGTTCCAGCAAACGATGGCGTTCTCCCCCACGCAATACAGAAATTACCAATTTGAGCCCAACCCGTTCCTCCAGCAGTTGTAGAGCCGACACTAGCATTCGCTAAATCAAAAGCTGAGTGTGTATGGTCTCCTCTAGCCATTGTCGTTGCTGTCGTTCCAACAGGTAACCTAGCAAAAGGCACAGTACCTGACGTGATATTCTCCCCTGCGTGGTTATGAGCCGACGGCGTAAACGTTGTCGGACGATCAGTAATCCCATTCCAACTTGTAGTTCCTGGTGCGCCTGCCGGACCAGTGGCTCCAGCTGGACCTTGGGGACCAATAGCACCTCGCTCACCTTGCACACCTTGCGGGCCGACTGGTCCTGGAAGACCTTGTTCACCTTGAGGCCCTTCAACACCACTTGACTGCAAATCACGAATTTCTTGCTCTGCCAATGTCATTCTACCAGTTAGCGACTGTGTGATATCAAAGTTAAGCTGTGGTTGTACCACACCACTGTTGATCATTACATTCGTGATTGGATGGAATGACGATAAACTACGCATGCGAATTGGAAAGCGTCGAGGTATGGCGAGAGGTACGAGGAAACGGTAGTTGTTGTCGATGAGGTATTGGCGGGCAGTGCTTTGAGACGCACCCACCGAAATCGGTAATGTGACTGCAATTAAGTTTGAGTTTGTAGTTATGCTTCCTCGAACACGAGGCGTTGCAAAGTCTCCCTCTCCATTCGAATGTAATGTTTTTAGCCTGTTACACACAACCTCCCATCTATCCCTTGTATTGATCAATGGCGATACAAATACACTTCTGCGCATAGCTCCATCTTGACTCACACCTGTTCCAGCTCCATCAGTCATCGAAGCAAGAAAGTCAGCATCAATTAGCTGAACCCGTTGAATATATTCTGTCTCGGTAATCTCATCAGCAACCAACACTTGATCACCATTGTTGATTGAGTGTAAGATCGGTTTCTTCCAAGCGCCATTCTCGTTGTATTCGATGACGGTTGATGTTGATTGATGAGGTGTGGTTGGGTCGATTGGGCGGTCATAACTAATTGCTATTGGCGTGTCAAAAGGTAAAACGTGAGTCGTTTGGCTCGCATTCCTAAATTTTATAAACCTAGTCTCAGGCAATAATCGGTGTATAGTAGATTGTGGTGCACCATTCGTATTAACGAAGATTAAATTTTGTTTCTTATCATATTGAAACACATTTAAACTGGGTCTCCCATTTGTTGTTGGCGTTAGCTGTACATTCGGTGTCGTGATCATAATACTTCGTCCACCTTGAACCGGAATGTAGTTCTTTGACCTCGAATTGACATAGCTAGCTGTACTCATTAAGGCTCCATCTGAAACACGAATACTTCCTCGTTCTAACTCTCCATCGAACAAATTCTCGCCTACGGTCACGATTCCCAGCTCGTCTACGTCATCGGCGACGCTTGTAAGTTGGCGTGGTGGTGAATGTTGCAGTTGATCAGCCATGTGCGACCAGTCACCTTCGAAGATGGATATATTACACACATTCCCGCTAGTACTCGTACTGCGAGAATTAACAAGTGCTCCCATTTGCTGTTCGAATGTTGCACGTGTTGTCAGCACAATTACTGTTCGCCCATTCGTCGTAATGTTAGGTACGTTTGTTGTAAATACATTATTTGCAGATCCTGCGCCAATTCTGATATCGTTCCCCGCTCCCGTTTCGCTTAGTGTCGTGTCTAACAACACTGTATACTGAGTGTTGGGTTTCAAAATAACATTACTTAGCGTAGCTGTTACGTTGCCAATAAACACAATTCTATTCCCGGCCAAGGTGATTGTCGAATTTATCGATACGAAATCCTCCCGTCTATCACTCCACAAGTTCACCATCGTCCGTCCTTCTAAGTTGCGGTTTGTCAGCTTACCCTCCTGTGTATTCCCCAACGTCCCGCTACCATTCAGCTGATGAGGGATTACCTCACCAAATAGCGTTTCTCGTTCTTCACCGTCAAGGTGAACTTCTTGGTTATTAACGTGAGCATCGATATTAGCCGATGGCCCTACTGGTCCCGCTGAACCTCGTTCACCTTGCGGCCCCTGTACTCCAGCCGGCCCTGGTAAGCCTCTTTCTCCCTGTGGGCCTTGTGGTCCTGTTTCTCCTCGTGGACCTTGCATGGTCTCAACACCGTCAAGTTTTTCTTCCAGCTCCGCAATCCGTGACTTGATGTTACTAGCCAGGTCTTCAAAGCGTTGCACATAAAACTGTGACATTTCTTCTAGTTCGCTGTCGAGCCAAGACTCTTCAAACTGGGTCACAATGACACCACAGTCTAAGGAATAGCCATCTTCGTACATGATGTAGACGTGAACTAAAACTTGTCCCGCATAGTCATATATATGGTTGGGGAGAATCACACTACACCTTCCAGCCTGTGCATCCTCAATTACGACCGATCCATCTTCCGAATCAATGATTTTAGAACTTTTATTGGCTAGAAATTCAAAACCTAACATGACCGTCGCATTGCTCAAATCTACTGGTTCATTGTCACTCGTAAAATTGATGGTTTTTTTACCTGTTTCTACATCCATGGTAAAGAACGTCGTATTGGTGACAATGTTGGTTCGATTGGCTGGACTAATGTTAATGGTTAATTCATGTTCTTTTTTTACCACTTGGTTGATTGTTCCGTTTATTTCATTCATTAAATTTCTCCTTTCGTTTTTAGTTTTTTAAATTTAGGCAATTGCGAAATTCACCTAATTTGCGAAATAACGAGCTGTTGGATGAAAATATTCACCTAAACTCGCAAAATAAAGGGATTTTAGATGAAAAGTTCGACTTTCGCAACTGCCTATCGTTTTTTTAAAATTGTGAAAAAGGATGACTCTTTGTATTTACGCTACAAGCATCCTTCTTTCACAACGGTCGATTCTAATTTCTACTCCTTGCTAAACCCCTTGTGCAAACCATTGAGTGATCGTTTGCCCAGTGCCGCCTGACCTAACGATATTGAAGCCGTTGACAGTGACATTGCTCACACGGACAATGGCAAGAGTGTTTCCATCCTGAATCGTCAAATGAACGGTCGGCGGGCTGGTGTACGGCACAGGAAAGAGGATGGCGAAGGTACCCGTGGCGTGTGTGTGCCTACCCGTTTGAATTCGGTACGAGCCACTTTCGGTTGGCAATGTTAGCAACGTTGCGTTGGCGGAAGGCGTTGTGAAAGTTGAGTTCCCGCTTGCTCCACTTGGACCTTGCGGACCTGTTTCGCCTTGCAAACCTTGGGGACCGATTGGCCCAGTTGCGCCACGTTCTCCCTGCGGACCGACTGGACCAACAGCACCAACTTCTCCACGTAAGCCCTGTGGGCCTGTGGCACCTTGCGGACCAACCGCTCCTCGTTCACCTGTCAAGCCTTGAATTCCTTGCGGGCCAATTGGACCGGTAGTTCCTCGCTCGCCTTGTGGCCCTGTAGCACCTGTTTCTCCACGTAGCCCTTGTGGACCCTGAGCACCGGCACCGGTTAGGCCTCGTTCTCCCTGAGGACCGATAGGCCCAGTTGCGCCTGTTAAACCACGCTCCCCTTGCGGACCACGTGGACCAGTTTCCCCTTGCGGGCCACGAAAGCTCTCGATGTCTTCCAACTGTTCTTCCACCACTGCCATACGTTCTTTTAACGCACGTGCCAAATCTTCAAAGCGTTGAACGTAAAACTCTGACAACTGTGGCAGATCACGATCTAACCATGACTCTTCAAATTCAGTAACGATGACCCCACAATCAAGTGAGCGGCCATCTTCGTATTTGATGTAGACGTGAACCAATACCTGACCTTCATAATCATAGAGATGGTTGGGTAAAATCACACTACAAATTCCACCTACAGCGTCTTCAATCACGATGGATCCATCTTCTGAATCAATGATTTTCGACGCATTCGCTCCTACGAATTCAAAGCCAATTAATACCTTCGCATTGGTTAAATCAACGGGTCCACTTTCATGGGTGAAGTTGATGACTTTCTTTGCGGTACGAACGTCCATGGTAAAGAAGGTCGTATTGGTGATGATATTGCTTCGAGACCCGGGACTAATGTTAATCGTTAGTTCGTGTTGTTTATTCACCTGACTCATTGACTTCAACTCCTTCTTCATTCACCTCTGGTGTCGCTTGTTTTAATTGGCTGTGTAACACTTTGTTTTCTGCGGTTAATGCCGCTACTTGTACTTCTAAATTAGCGATTTTTACCGCTAGTTGACTAATGATTTCGTTGTTTACGTTAGTTTCCATTTTTTACTGCCTCCAGTTCTTTTTTAAGTTGTGATATTTCACTTTGTAGCTGATTTTCTAATGATTCGATCTTTTCTTTCTGATCTTTGACTAGTGGGATGAGAAGTGTCCATAAACGATCGTATTCAATGCCCTCGATTTCTCCATCTGATCCACGGGACACATACATATCCAACCCTGCTTCACTAACATCTTCAGCAATCAAACCGTAATGTTCACGTAGATGAGGGATATCCTCAAAGTCTATCTCTTCACCATTAAATCGTTTTGTTAGCATCTTTGCATAAGCTTCTACACCAGGTTTATCAAACCATTTTGTGACGTCTAGGTTTAATATTTTCTCTGCTAAGTCACTTGTATCCACTTTTGTCATATTCAGCTTATACTTTGATGCAGAAGTAGAGCGTATAAGTGTACTATCACCATTTATGTGTACATTGGCTGCAGAACTAGTTGTACGACTGAAAATCATATCTGACCAGATACGTTGTTGACCACTGCTATTTTGACCAATATAGAAACTACCTCCTGCTCCTACTTGACTAGAAAAGTTAAATGAAGCATTATTGTTGGTCCTTCCACGGACGGCAGTCGTAAACTGTGGATACGTAATTTCTACTGGACTATCCCAAGTTCCTCCTCGATTACGAACAAGGATTCTACTGTGATGGATCCCGTCACCATCTACTCTTGATATCCCAGCACTATAACCAATTCGGGAAGATAAACGAACACCTAGTACCTGGGATGCGTCTTGCCTAGCTCGAATTCTTGACACACTTCCAACGTGGTTCTCATCTCCTCGGTTAGAGAAAAATTGTAACCCACTTTGACGCAAACGACCTGCGAGAGCATCTTCTTCATCGGTAATCTCTATTTCTCCATTTGATATTTCTAACGAATAATCACTACTTGATCTGGTCCTAAATGTCGTACCTTCAATACTTCCACCTGTAATGGCACACCCCTCAATCTCTCGTCCATAAAGGATACCTGTGGTAATACTTCCTGCATCTAGTTCAATCACTTCAGCAATCCCTGCTACTAAAGTATCAGTGTTGACATTTGTTGCCCGTAAATCTCTCACCAATGCATTTGTAATTACTGCATTATCAATGAAGGTCTGCCCTGTAATGTGAATCCGATTACCATTGATCAAAATTCCCTCTGACGAGACATTGATCCGATTAATCACATTATTACCGAGATCCTCTACCTGCAAATTGATGTTGTTGCTCAACTGTGTAATCGACGACTGCGTTTCACTTCTAAGATCGGTCACTTCCGTATGGATTTGATTACTCAATTGGGTAATCTGCGATTGTGTATTTGCTCCTAAATCGCTAACACTAGTTTGTAAGCCTTGAGCTAACGCAGTGACGGTTGTCATCTGACCTGTCAATTCATTGGTTATTCCAACCAGTGGTTCTGCTTTGTCAAAAGCTTCTTGTGCAATTTCTCTAACGTCTCTTGCTTCAGTCATGGCATCTTCTGCCTCTTGTAACGCTCGCTCTGCTTCACGCCTAGCTTCTGCAATCTTTTCAAGCAACGCTTCATCTGGTGCGGTTGACATCACAAATTCCCAGCCACTACCATTCCATGTCCAAAGTTCCGTATGTTCCCCATTTGGACGATACCATAAGTCACCAACACGCGTCGCAGTTGGTCCCGGTGGATTAGGGAAATGCCCAAAAAACACAGTATTCTTTCCATTGGCTGCTGTTAGAGCAGAGTTAGAAGTATTGGCAGCTTGATTAAGATCTCGCTCAATCCCACGTATGGTGTCCCCAAGTGTTTTCTTCGTATGCCCGACCTCGATGTTCTCGTATTGATCCAATAACACGTTCCACTCCACACGAACCACTTGGGCGTAAGTTTTAATTCCTAACTTCTCAAAATAAACGGGAACCGTATCGCATAAATTCAGCTCTTCATAAGTTAATCCCGCTCCATTCAATGCCTTTGTTAAGTCAACAAAGCTAAGTGAAATCGATACACGTGGTACACCAATTTCGTGTTCCTCCATATACGCTTCCCCTAACTCCCTCAAGCGGGCAGCCGTTGGTCTTTCGTCTCGTTCAAACTCGCGAGAAAAATCAACCGGCAGTACCCGCCTGTGAGCAAAGTATCTGGCATTCTCCGAATCCATGACAAAGTTTGGTGAAGCCAATGTAATAATTTGCGCATCGTCTCCACTACCGTAAATAGCATAAGGATAAATCGACGTAAAGGTATTAGCAATGTTTTCCTCTTGATCTAAATCCACTAAGTTACGTCCATAACTAATCAACGTATTCGCATCTCGACCACGCTTATCAAACAACTGCACGTGGTAATTATCAAACAAATACTCGCCACCCCACACGTCTAAAATCGAACCATTCGCACCACCTAATGCTTGCCTTGCGTTCTGACAATTTTGAATGGTTAAATGGGTGCTCCCTCGTCTGCTAATGTCAGAACTCACTCGAAACGGGTGAGCTCCTACAATGGCATCACGCCACAAACCAAGTGCGCTACTTCCTGTTTCACCATTAATCCTCACACTTGGTCTCAAAGCTAAACTTTGTGCTAAATAAGAAACGTGCTTTGCATATACGGTCATCGCCCCATTAATCCCCTTATCAATGCGCTCAATACGAAAAACCTGTTCCTTTGAAGCCCTGCGATGACCAGCATCGGCCTTAATCAAATAATCCACTTCAATCAAATCAGCTAGAGCCCCACTACTTGGATAACTCATCTCTAACTCAAACACACCGTTTCGTTCTTCAGTGACTAAACAACTAACGGCATCCTTTAACACACCAAGCCCTAAATTAAAAAACTGCGTGGCGTGCTTGTCGTATAAAATTGGATGACTCATTACACTAACGCCCCCAATCGTGGCGCAACAAACACTTGTACGTTACTAGGAAACGTCATCACATTATTACCCGGCCTCAACACTGGAAACGGACTGAACATGTGACTAAACAACACCCGTTGACCATCTAAACTAGTAATGGTTTGGGTTTCACTATTCACAATACAGCCCCCATCGATGCCTTCAAGCAATAACTCTCGTCCTCCAATCATCAATCTAATATTTCCACTACCAACAATACGAATAACTGGTTTGGCATCCATACTAAAACGATTCTCGATCGACGTTCCATTCATCACTGGACGTTCTTCTAAACTTGATACTAAATATTTAACGGGATGTAATCTAAAATCAATGGCTGTTCGACCAAAACTAGATAACATACGCTGACTCATTACATCTCCTTCCACACGTGCCAAATACCTAAATCCCGGATCGTTATCCCAGGTAAATTCATGGAAATTCCCATCGTCGATTAACCAGTTATTTACATCCATAATTAACTCCTCAACGTTTCGGTTAGCTGGTGCTTCTAAGCGACAAGGAATGGTACGGATGACCGATTCAAAACGACCGTTATCCATGACTAAATCCCCGTCACGACCAGGAACTTGTATCAAATTCACATCACGGCTAGGTGAAGTGAATTGCACGTCGTTTAACACACGCAAATGCATGTCACTACTTCTTCTTCCTTTATATGTAAACATTTATTTTCCTCCTTTCTTACCACATACGGGCACTTTCACGTTCCGTAGCCCAAGCAATTTTCTCCATCGTTCGGCGAATATCCTCTTCACCATGCCAGTTGATGGTGGCACCGTCGAATAAGCCGGAATTGTTATTAACAACTCGATTATCGTAAGATGATGAACTTCCACCAGCACCAGCATAACGCATGCTTGGACCCATACCAATCATGCTTTCCACACTTGGGATATTAACATTAATTAAGTCATTTCCTAGCTTATGGACACTATCGATGGCTGCACCGGCGTATTTATCAATACCAGCTGCTACTCCTTCTGGAATGAAACGCCCAATTCCTTCACGCATGACACGAGATGGGGAGTTGATTTGGAGGGCGCTTTGCATCTCACGGGTAATGTTGTTAGCGATGCGACGAACGGTACTCATGACCGTGTTTTCTCGGTTTAGTAGACCTTGGTTGAGGCCATTGATGATGTCACGGCCGATGTTTTGGAACGTTCGATCGCTTCGGTTATAGACTCGTTCCATCGCGGTGTTCAATGTTTCAAGAGTACTGGTTACTTGGTCTTGGTTATCTTCTAACCCTTTACATAATCCATCAATGATATTTCCTCCATACTCCATAAATACACGAGATGGGGAGTTGATGCCTAGGGCCGTCTCGAAACATATACCTAGTTCTTCTGCCAACAGTGCCAATTGCACGAAAGCTCGCAATTCTCCATTTCTTATCCCCTCGACTATTCCTTCACAAATTCTTTCTCCCATTTGTGGGAAGTTTGCCGCTTCAAAACCTTGCCGAAGAGTTTCAGGAGCTTCTTGAGCCAGATCAGCCATTGCTGCGACAACTAGTTCGGAGCCTTCGCCTAATTTATCTACCATGATAGTACTAGCTAAGTCACCACCACGCTCCATGTTGTTTACAAGTTGGGTAGCAAAGGCATAGCTGCCATCTTCCATTTGACCTAAACATTCGTAAGTACCATCTGCCATCAAACGATAATTTTCTCGTACATTATCTGCCATTTCACCAGTTAGGTGCATGCCGTCTTCTCCCATATCAAAGAAGTGTTGATATACTTCTGCTCCATATCTTTGATAGAGAACTTGCAAATTCTCGTGCCATGCTTTGGTTGCTTCGTAGTTTGCATCTTGATTCGCTAGTGCTTCTTCTAAACTTAGCTGGTTAGCTTGACCAATCTCCCTGAACATTTCGCTTCCCATATCAGCATACATCTGCCAATAGCCTACTCCACGATCAACAAAGGCTTGTTGTGTTTCGGTTAACATATCGTAAGATATTCCATGAATTTGCATGTAAGCACCTAAACTTCGCATGGTTCGCTCTACTTCTTCTTGCTGATCACTTAAATCTCCGTGGGTTATTCCTAGAAGAGTTAGTGACAGAGCCAGATCATCAGCATTTATAATGCCATCTTCGTACATTTGATGTGCCCTTGCAACTCTATCTCCATGCCCTTCTATTCGCTCATCAAGATGTTCATACCTTTCTTGTAGATAGATAAAACGTTCGCCAAGATGATCTATATGTGCGCCGGTATTAAGAGTAGATTCTTCTGTGTCTCTAAAAGCGTACAATAACCCGCCTAGAGCAAGTACGGCAAAACCAATTGGCGCTTTTAATGCAAGTAATGCACCACCTAAACCTTTTCCAAGACCTAATAATGCTGACAATCCTCCTGCTTGTACACTTGTAGCAATAAACGCTCCACTAAGACCAGTTGAACTTACTAATGCTCCTGTAATTTTTTTAATATTCGCTGGAATATTCTGCAGATCACTCCCGCGAAGTGCTAGAAGTCCCATTGTCCCGATCATCAAGTTAAGGCTTGAATCTAAAATTCCCCACGCACTCCCTGATGAGCTTAAATCTCTATTTAAATCTTGAATAACATTGCGCAAGTCATCAATGGCTCGGCTAAGGTCTCGTATTTCGTGTAAATCAATATTTATTGTGATTGTTTCATTCATTAAACCACTCCTTCCTATTTTTATTTTTTTGATGTATAATGAATTCATAACTTTTGGAGGTGTTTCACCTATGTCTAAAAATAGATTGAAAGCTATCGATTTTAAAAAGCTACCAATAAACGGATTTAAAACCCTTGCAGTCCGCTATGAAATTCTAAAAGATCAAGAAACTGGTGTTCTCTACTATTTTGTTGAATCAACAGGAGGCCCTACTATGACTCCTATTATTGATGCAAACGGAAAACCAGTTATTGACAAATCCGAATAATTGTAAATCACCATTAAAATCTAGTGCTGTTGCGCTAGATTTTACGTTTTGATTCATTTATTCTACTCACCTTCTTTTCCTAATTTTGGGCATATTAAAAGATGCTTTATTGTTTCAATAAGCATCTTCCAAGATTATCTAATTTTTAGTTTCATTACAGGCTAACTATTTTATAATATTTATTTAAAGTTCACGATAACCAATGATAAATCCATGAGCTTTTTCAAAAACCCGTGAATAGCCAAGATAGAAGAAGTAAACTTCGATATAAGTCCCTTCAGCTGGCATTATCTCTCTCAATGCTTCTTCTGACATGAATAAACCAGTAGGATATGTAAACATCACATCCCCCTCATCATTAGAAATGTAAAAAATGCTCATCATTCCATCTTCTGCCTCATGAGAAGCGAACCCTTCTACTCTACCCGTGACCCTCATATGAGTATCCATATAGCCATTCTCGCTCCCATAGGTATTATATACAATTTCAGGTATTTCAATAAACTCATCCCGTGAAGGGGCCAAAAAACTATGTGGCGTGAGAAACACTCGAATTCCATATTCATCATCTATCATATAGTGTCCATTCTCTACAGCAACAGAATCAAATGTATATGAAAGAAAATTACGCTGTTGCCGATGGCGGGCTGTCAGAACATTAATCACAACCGATCCCGCTTCTCCCGACAAAAGATCACTGTGACGATTAAAATTAGCTTCTCTTACAAACGAAAGATATATAGCCTCCATAATGCTTGGTGCTAAATCATAAAAATAAGTATCTGCGTCTCTGTCCACTGCGACATGTACCGTACTAACATGTGTCCCCCCTGGGAGTGTAAAGAGTAGTATTTGAATAACCCCTGCTCTATCTATTCTCACACCAGTTTCTAATTCTCTAGAGGCTAAACTTATGAATTCGATCTCGGATACATCGTTCACTACTAAAAGAATCTCTTCCATTGTCATCCTTTGGCGTTCTTCATTAATCCGTTGTTCCACTGTTCGCTGTTGCATCGATTCTATATAATGAGAGGTGTACTTATAAACAAAATAATTAGAGCAAGAATAAGTATCGACCATTTTACTACTTTAGGCCAATGCCTCACCCACCATTCTTTTTCAGCTTGTCTTTGGCTTGCAATCAATTTCTCTTTTCTTTTTTCTCTTCGTTTATCCTCAGCCCTTTGCTCAGCGATCCGATCTTTAATCGCTTGACTATACCCCTCCAACCTTTTCTTCAATACCGAATCTGCAAAACGAATAGCTTTCTCATAATTCACATAACCATCCAGTGGTTTATGATGACCCGCCAAATTTTCTTCTTTATCCAGCCTCAGCTCCACCAACAGTTTCCCCACATAAATCATCGCATGCTCTAGATCAATATCTGCTGCACGGTCGAAAACATCCAATGCTTTATCCCATTCTGAAAATTCAAGCGATAAAAACCCTCGTTTTACCAGCGAATCCAAACTAGCTGACTCCCCTCTACTAGTAGCTTGTTTTACTACAACCTCCGCTCGACAGTACATACAAAAAAGTTTTTCCGTTGCTTCCTCAACATGTAATCTCCCTTTACACTTCGGACATTCAATCGTTATAATCTCCATCTAAAACACGCATCCTTTACACATTAGCTGAAACTGTTTTCTCTATTCTGTATTATACCGATTCTCCAAACAAGATGCTACATATTTAACCAAATTTTTATGCTTATTTATATTCAATTTTCAAAGAACACATGGATCAATTTACTCAATTTCCATCCCAGGCAACGCATAATGCCGTTTCAGTTCCTTCAACCGCTTCCGTTCGTCCCCCATTCCTTTTCCTTTCGGATAAGGTCGTACCCTAATGTCGATGACCTGTTTCAACTTCGTATCATCCGGCAAATCACGTAACAGAATCTTAAACTCACGCCAATCTAACTTCCCTTGTTCTTCAAATAGATTCATCCCATAAGCCTGCCTAAAGGAAGAATAGATGTACTCCGCGTCTTGTTTCAAATCATAGGACGGTGGTTTAGCTGCTGTTGGCATAACGTTTCCTTCTAAGTCCACATTGGCTTCTTTCTTCTCTCCTGCGTTGACGAAGTTTTCCAGCAAGCTGTGGAAAACTTTAACTTGTTCATCCATTTCTATTTCTAGCTCACAACCAAGTAAGGTATAGATGCCGTAATAGACTTTCTGGGGATCGGTTAGGGTAGGATCTTCCATGATTTCTAGAAACAACATGACGTTATCAAAGGACATATCCACTTCGTAAACATCTCCTGAGATTTCAATTTCTGTTTCCAGTTTTTCATTAAGGGTAAACATTATTTTTTAGATCCTGTTTTCTTTACTGTTGGCTTCTTCTTATCCATCATCTTTAATACTGGCGTTGATGTAATGCGTGATTGCGTCACTTTGCCAAGTTCCACCACCATTTGGATAAACACACCGGTTAAAATGCCAATGCTTGAGGATTGTTTGTATAGTTTTTCAAATGAACCAATGCCTAGTAGACCATCGTACATCTCTGTTAACATCTCTTTTAACTTCGCCTCATCCTCTGGCTTTTTTTCATCTAATTTTTCTGCTGTTTTTAAGAAGTCATCTAACTGCCCTTTAAAGGCTTTTTCTGTCTTGTCATTTAGATCTATTTCAAATTCAAATTCTCCAATGTTAATTGGGATGATGGTTGATTGCAAATCGATTTTAATTGCCATGTTTCTCGTTCTCCTTTATTGTCAAAATAGTGTTGTTATTGTTAGAAAAGGGTCCATTGTTACAATGAACCCAATCTTTCTTCTTGTATTACTAATATTTTTTGCTTTGTCGTAAGCCGTTATTTAATCGTTATTAGATAGCTGTTACCGCAGGGCGCTGATCAAACTGTAAAGTACAAGAGAACTCTTCGTGTTCTTCTGCAGCTCCAGAACCTGCAATGATGTCTAGCACAGTCGCTACACCCATTACTTCTTCTGTGTTGTTAGAATCAATGATTTTGTGCCATACTTTACGCTCGTTTCCAACTTTACGCTTCATGCCAGCGATTAAAGCTTGTGCTTCGTCTGTAAGGTCAAACGTTCCTGATACGTCCCAAGACTCTTGAATTCCGATGATGTCCGTTTGAACGGTTCCGTCACCTGCGTAATCAGCAAACTCGTCTGTCTTGTCTTCACTTCCATCTGTGATTTCAGTGATAAACTTTGCTAAAGGATAAAACTCAGCTGGTGCGTTGCCTTCTCCTGTAAATGCCGCCACGAAATGTTGACGTTTTGCGTTTTTGTTTCTTGCCATAATATATTTTCTCCTTATGTAGGCCCAAGGCCTTTTTTTAGTTTATTGATAGATCAACGGTTACCTTCGCCTGATAGTAAAAGTAGCCATCGTCTTGTTTTCCAACAAAGGTTGGAATTTGATCAATCACTACATTAAGTAGCGTGTGATCTTTATCTTCTCCCTGTTCCAAGAACTCACCGATGCCTCGCATGTGATTCATCACCTTGCTTAATTTAGTAAAGGCTTCTTCCTGATTTCGGGATTTGATTTTAATTTCGAATGGTAGGCGAATGTCCGCGGTCCCATTCATGTATTCGTGAATAATCTGAGAGCCTTCTACTGGTACGATGACTAGGGATTCTTCATCGTCGAAGATTCCAATGCGCACGTTATAATCCAGTTCAAGTTCCTTAATGTATTTCACGATTTGGTAGATAAAATTGTTCATATTATTTCTTTGAAAAATATACTTCAAATCTCTTCGTTGCCTACATCATTCAAGATCCTTACTTACCTCTTGTAAGCTCCGGTCTTTCACCCCAAGGGTACTTGTAAGGCTATATGTCAACAAGTTGCCAACCCTTAAGGGCGCATTCTTTGGCGCCTCGATCTTTTTTGCCTATTTTCCAAATTCCTCCTTCATTAATTTAGTTGCTCAGTAGTAACTGAGCCCTAGATTAATTCAAGCTCAATACTCCAAGTCTTATCTTGAAACGGCTCGTTAATCTCAATAATTTTATTGATGATATATTCACCTGTTTCGGTTGCGATTTTTGATCGCTTTTTGAACTGAATAAATGGGACGCTGTCACTTGCATAGACAAAAGCAATGGCTTTTGTTGGCAAAGTACCTGTCGTATCAATCCGCACGTTTTGAACCGTAATCGGTTCTTTATACGTTGGGGTTGACCATGTATCCATTTCTTCCAGTTCGTAGTAGTCAAACGATTGGGTTAGTAAGTGGGGGTTGATTCGTAATGCCATTACACATCACTCCCATCAATTAGTCCCGTCCCATCTAGGTAGAGATGTAGGTCTGGACAGACGATTGTTTTTTTAATCGTTCCACCTGCATCACTGACATGAGTCATCATACTTACCTTCGTTCGACCTAGATCCATCGCCTGAGGGATACTATTCAAACCACTTGTTGTTGTCTCGCCAGTTTCGTAGAAATACTCAATCTGGCACGCCAACGCTTTTAAATAAGCGTTCTTTCTTGCTTC